CTTGGAATGTAATTTACTTGATCGGCAAATTTGTCAAATTTTGCGATTGGTAAATTTAATGCTCCAGAGCTGATGGCCATTTCCAACCATCTTTTAAAAATAGGATCTATAAAATGATCTATGCAGAACTGTTGATACAGTGCAAACATGGATCTATCTTCTAAAGCTCCTTGTCTAATACTGGAATAATTAACACTTGTTAAATCATTTGAAAGCGCATGATAAGAAATATTTAATCCGCTAGCTATGCTTCTTAATACACTTGTTGAAAAAGATTCAAAAGCTGTTGAGGGGTGGCTTGGGTCAAACGTTTTAAAATCATGTCCTGCAGGTAGCTGCTCAAAAACGCCGGCTTGCGCGTTCATAGTTGGATTAAAAACATCTTCCATATCACCATCGCCAATATAGCCATCGCCATCTGGGCTAGTAATAAAACCCATTTTAGAAGCCGCCACACGTGCGGCTACAATTTCAGCCTCATAATATCCGTTAAGCATTTTCATATTTGCCATAATAGGCGCTATTAAAGAAACGCCTCTTGTTTGCTCAGCCCGCTGTGGAAGGTAAGCATGTATAATTTCTTCAGCAGGAACTCTTATATGTTCTTGTGCTGGTTTAGGGTATGTTTGATCGTAAGGATGCCTTTTAAATAAATGATATGCAACAGGCTTATCAAATCTATCAACCTCTACGCCCATTTTTATACTGTTGCCATTTTTAAGGCTACTATCATTTTTTTGTTCGTCTAAATGATCGGCTTCAAGAAATTGAATTTGAAAACCAAAAGGGCTATTTTCTTTTTTTATTTTTCTAATTAATACTTCGCCATCTCTGCATAAACTTTCTACAAATATTTTCTGGCAATCTAAAAATGTTAAACGTTCATTTGTTGTGCAATTACCTAATCTACACCAATCTTTCCAAGCGCTTTCAATAAGCTGGTTAGCAGCAAGGTCCAATAACTGATTGCTATTTCGCGCTTTACTGCTAACTCTTATGCCATGCCTTCCGATCACATTAGATACCATCAGGTTTAAGTATCGTGAGATATATGGATCATTGCGGGCTAACTCTCGTGATCTATCTCGTAAAATACGTATATTGTCTTTTATTTCAGCATCGGCACTTGATGAGTTAGTTAAAAAATCAGCAAATAGTCTGCCTGTATTTGCGCCTGAGTAACTTCTTTTAAAAGTTTTTCTTTTTTTATTTTGTTTAAATATATTGTTATACCAAGCCATTATGTGTAACTCGTTGGATTAACGGTTGATGTTGACCCAAAACTTACTTTTACAGTATTGCCTGAGCCTTGTTTATTACGTATTCTTGCTAACTTAATTTCTTTTAAATACTCTGTTTTATATTGCATACGAAAATTTATAAGCTCATCAATATTCATTCGAGAAAGTGATCGGCCAGCAATTGACATAGAGCTTTGGTCTATTGTTGCGCGATTTTCAATAACAGCTTCAATAGCATCTAAAACTTTTTTTGCGTGGCTACGTAAATCAGCATTTGTATTAGCAAGATTTATTGTAATTTTAGTTCTTCCTGAGTCAACCATAATTCTTTCTGAATCGCTAGATCTAGTTATATATGCTTCCCATACATAATCCCCAGGAGTATAACTAGCGGTAGTTGATGATCCTACCTCAATATAGTATGTATCATCGGCTTCTGTTGCGGTTATTGTAAATTTTTTTGTACCACCGCCGCCAACATCAGAATGAAATTCATAAGTAAGTGCGAAAGCACTAGGTGAATAATCTCCAGCTAAATCATCACGCTTCCATGTAAAACGATCTCCGGCTACTAATGTACTCGGCTCAGCTGTAGAATAGTTAGTTCTGTCAAATTTATTCGGCATAAATAAAAATTATAGTTATACCCGATTATATCAGAAATTTATAATATAAGTTGTACTTTATGCAATTAATTTATATTAATTTTTTTATATATAATACCTGCTTTTTTAAAACTTTCTTCAGATAATTTAAAACTTTCGTTCCATTTTTTACTGTATGCAGCCGGTCCTTTGCTGTAAACTTTGCTAAAGCCAGCTTGTATAATACCTTTTGCGCATTCATGGCATATATGCAAGCCGTAAACAAATAGCAATGCTTGATCTAATGAAACGCCTGTTAAAGCAGCGTTATAAATGCAATTCATTTCTGCATGTATTATAAAATTATTTTTAATTAACTTATTACTATAAAATTCTTCTTTATCAGAAAATTTGCGCGGGAAACCGTTATAACCTTGTGATAACACTTGCCCATAATTGCCTATAGCAACAGCTCCAACTTTTCGGGAAGGATCTTTAGAAAAATTTGAAACAGTTTTTGCTAATCGAAAATATTTACGTTGCCAAGGTATAGTAATATTAGTCATTTATAGGTAATTTATATGGGGCATTATGGTTATAATCTATAATCATAAAGTCTTCAGGCTTAAGATTATTTATAGTGCTATCAGCATTTAATATAACTTTTGCAGGATTATGCGGCTCAAAATATTTTATTTTGTTTGCATATTCAAAATGATTGCGATAAATATGCGCGTCCCCTAATGTAAATGTTAGCTTTTCAGGAAATAATCGCATTTCATTACTTATTACTAACATTAACAATGCATGGAATAAAACATCGGAGGGTAAACCAAGCATAACATCAGAGGACCGCATATGGACTAGCATATTTAATTTTTTTTCATGTATAAAAATTTGGAAACCATGAAAACAAGGAGGCAATCGCATTTCTTGTATTTGATTAGGATTCCAGGCTGTTACATATAATCTTCTTGATTGAGGATTTATTTTTGCTTCTTTTATTAAATTTTCTAATTGATTTACACCCTGACCGTTATAATTATTCCACTGATATCCGTATATAGGGCCTAAATCGCCGTTGTTATCAGCAAAATCATTCCAATAATTGCAGCCTAATTTATTAAAATCTTTAATATTAGTATAACCATTTATAAAAGCTATAAGCTCGCCAATAACCCCTTTATAAAATATTTGTCTATGTGTAAATAAAGGAAAGCTATTAGCTAAATTAAAATGTATACAAACACCGAATTTAGAATAAGCGCCCACGCCTGTTCTTTCTTCTTTACGTAAAACACCGTGATTTAAAATTTTATGTATTAAGTTTAAATAATTTTTTTCGTTTATTAACTTATTATTTATTGTCATTTTTATTTTTTAAATAAGCGCCGTAAAAACTAGCGTAATTTATTAAATCTAATACCGAATCATAAGCTGACTCAAAGTTAATATTTTCTTTACTAGTAACAACAGCTTCAATACGCTTTACTTTAGTTTGTATCATTTGCAAATACGATAAATCGCCATAAGGAAAATATTCTTCTTTTGCTTCGGAATTTTTTGAATCATAATCTTGCGCTTTTAATTTTTGTAAATCAGCGGCTTCTTTTAATACTGAATGCATAATTAATCTCTATTTAAAAAATCTAACTTTCCTACAAAATCTGTATGATCTGGCTCTCGCCAACCTTCTGGCTTTATAAGATCAGGTAAATAATAAGGATTGGGGCGCGTACTTTTATGCCCTCGCGTTTTTGTCATATTAGCTTTATGTACTGCGCGCCATGATTCATCTATACGAACATCGAAACAATCAAGCGTCCCAATAGCCACTACTATAATATCGATTAATGCATCAACAACATCTTCTGGATTTTGTTCTTCTATACTTGTGTAAAGTTCTTGCAGCTCTTCATGTATAAAATCAGCTCTAAATTTTAAATAATCTATTAGCAAAGATTTACTTTTATGCTTAACTAAATCATTTATAAAATTTCTAATAAGATATTTATTATTAAGATGCCTTATATCATCAACCATATAATTTTTAATACTCATACTTGCACCCTTTTTTTAAGATCATTTAATTTTTTTTCTAATTCTAATTTATAATTAGGCGCTATAAATACGCCTGCTTTTTCTTTTCTTTCAACAATTAACAATTGATTTTCAAAATATGTTATTAAGTTTTCTACAGTAAATTTCATCTTTAACCCTCCATAATTTTGTAAAGATAATTTATTATAAACTAGTTTATATATAAAAGTATATGTTTTTATATATTTATTTCCAGCTGTTTATCCAATCAGTTTTTTT